ATATAGTTTCTTGAGCTAAATAGGGTATCTCATAATATAACCTTCCATCACTATCAGTTACTTGAATAATTTTAATAATATTGGTATCTTCTACTTCTATTGTAGGAAATCTTGAAGGGGCACCAAAATCAAATGTTGTTTGTTTAAATTCACCTGAAACTACTTTTCTTGTCTTTTTTAGTAGATAAAAATTAGGGTTATTATCGGAATCTATTGAATAAACCGAAATATCTGTAAAATCAGCACTACTAGACAATGAAAAATCAATTTTATCTTCTATATAAAATGCAGAAGCATTATCTCCTGAAAGGAGTTGTGCTCCAGCATCTATAATCATAGAATAGTTAAAATCAGGTTCTATAGAACCACCAGTTATAGTAGAAGGAACTAATTGAAATACTTCAACTGTAGCTGTTGAGGCATTAGTTACTTGGGGAAAATATCCATTATTGTATGCTAAAGATAATAAATTATTTCTTTGTCGTGCAAATTGAACAAAATTTTCTTGAACTTGACTGTCTGCATAAAACGATAAAACATCACCTACATAAGAAGCCATCTCAACTAGCATTAAACCAGCAGAGTTTTCTGAAAAGTCATTATAAGTATTAGGGTAATAAATTTCAGCGAACTCTAAGAGTTTCTGTTTAAACCCATCAAAATCTTTATTTAAATATTGTATTTGTTTAGATTCCGCCATTGTTTATATTTATTTGAAGTTCATCTTCAATATTAGTATTCTGGACTGAGTAGTTTAAAGTTATGCTTATTATAGATTCTTGAGGAATTAATTGTACATTTAAGTCATTAACTATTACAGTAGGAAAAAAAGTATCTATTCCCCCTAAAATTAAACTTTCAACTTGATCTATCAGTTCATCTGTTAAAGGTTGAAATATTACATCTCTTAAACCGGACCCAAATCCAGGATTCATTACTCTTTCTCTTTTTCCTGTTAAAAGAAAATTTAATAAATTAGATTTTATAGCGTCTTTAGTAGTATAAGTAGTATTAATACCTGTTTGACCATCAAAAGGTATCTTTATTCCAACCCCAGTACTAGGTTGTAAATCTAATATATCTACATTTCTTACTAAGTAAGCCATTATAATTTACCTTCTTCTTTCATTTTACCCATTAAACCTGAAAAATCTGGGACAGCATCAATAGATACTTGATTTATATCTGTTACTCCTTGCTTCCCAGCTAACATAGCATCTACAGAATCTACTACTTTAGTTGCACCACCAGGCATACCACCTGCGAATCCTACAGCGTCTTGTGCTGTCATTGAACCACCATTAATATTTCTCCAACCACCTTCAGCATGTGTTTGATTTAATACATCAGCTAAAGCACCAACACCTTCAAATAAAGGTTTAGTTGGTTGTTGTGGTTGTTGTGGTTCTTCAGTTAATTCAGATAATGAAGGTCTTTGTGTTTTTTGTTCTACAACCGGCTTCTGAACTACTTTTGTTTCAGTAACAGGGGTTTGCATAATTAAAGAAAGTTCTTCTTTAATCACACCTCTGACTTCTTCTCGAATAATTTTTCTAAAAGCTTCTATTTTCATGATTATAAATATTTATTTAATATACTTTTTAAAAGTTGCCCTCTTTAAAGGCTGTTTTCTTTCTAACTTCAATTTTTCCGGAATCAGTGATTTTTATATCATATTTATCTTTAATTCCTTCTCCTTGTAAACCAGCATTAATTTCATTTTCAGTATACCCACTTCTTTGTAAGAGTTTAATCCATTTAGGGATTTCTTGCTCTTCAATTTTAGAAACAAAGGGTTCAAATTCATAAGATTCAGCATTACTAAATACTCTTCCTCCTCCTTTTGGAATTGAAGCAGAAAGCTTTATTCTATCAAAATCAGCTCGAGCTTTACTTCTAATTCCTTCATACCATTGTCTTGTTTTTTCTTTTACTTCATCTATTTTTTCAGGATTAGGATCAATAGAACTTAAAATTTCCCCTTTTAATTTTTCTACTAATTCTTCTTCAGTAAGATTTTCTATACCGGGTTCTCTTAAGATATTAGATAATTGACTAGGAGTTGCCTTATTTATGGTATTTAAATTATTAGCTAATCCACTTAAAGAGGGGGTATCTTTTATAAACTGTTGTATTCCTTTTGAAGCAATACCTCCTGTATTTATAGCTTTACGAGGTGATTGACCATCTTCCCTTTGTTGGCTAGGTTTATTATCATCTTTAGTAAATGGTCTATTACCAATTCTTGTTGGATTTTCTGTTGGTGGTATTGGTTTAACTGTAGAAGCTGTTTTATTATTATTTTCTGCTTCTATATTATTTACAGCTATAGGATTAGCTCCTATAGTTTTAGCTAAATTAATAGCATCTGAATCTGAAGGCTCATTTGCTTGGGAATCTGATGTGTTAACACCTAGTATCCCTTCTGATATATCTCTATCTAATAAAAATTTTACTTCATTTACAATTCCACTTAAATTATCTGAAAAGGTTAGAGAAGTAGATACTACTAATCTTTCATTGCTATCTAAAGCAATTCCTCTTCTTCGTGTAGCTTTTTGTGCATTAGGGTTTTCTTCTTCTTCTTCTTGTATTTTTATAGTATACCCTTTATATACTTCAGCAAAATTTCCAAATCTATCAGTAGGATCTATTTCTTGAACTCTATTATTTCTTTCATTAGCTAACCTATCAGCCGCATCAAGCATACTTGCTTGTGAATTTCTAAATTTATCAAAAGTATAAAACTTAAGATTTCTATTTCTAAAACTTTGTCCTAAAGTATCATTAAAACTAACTCCAGTTGATAAAGAAGTTAAATCTCCAAAAAATATTAAATTTCCATTTTCATCAAAACCAATGATAGAATCATTAACAAACATAATTTCACCATTAGGTAGTCTAACAAATGAATTTACACCATCAGGTAATTGACTTGCTATTAATCCTCTACCGGGAGCGTTAGGATCATCAGGGTAATAATCTTCTCCGGGAGAGGCACCTGTTAAATTTCTTAAGGAATTTCTTAGCTGGTTTACCATGTATTCCATGCCATTTTCCATTCCATTTCCTTTCATAGCGGCACAACTACCTAATTTAGCTGCTAATTTAGTACCTTCTTCTATTAAAACACCTAAAGCATTTTTTAATACTTGCAAGCTTCTGGTGATTCTTTCTAAAAACTTACTTATATTTTCTAAAAATATTATAGCAGTACCTAAAGCTTCTTCAGCTTGATCCAGTTTATCTGAGATTTGTTGTATGATTCCAACAGTAGTAAATAAGGAAGGTAAAGCAACAATAGCAACTTTAATAACTTTAATAACTACTTTAAATACTTTTAATATTGTAGTTACAGTTTTAACTATAAAATTGATAGTTTTTAATAATACAATTAGCATACTCACAACGCCTTGTATTATTCTTGCAAAATCCGTTACAAATTTAATAAATTTTGATAATTCTTCAAAAGGTATAGCATTTCTTAAAATGTTGTTAAGATCTTCAACTGTGTTTTTATAACCCGTAATTATGGAGTTCTGGAAGTTTACTATAGGTTCTATTTTTCTAAAGAAATCTTGAAATAATCTTGAACCTTCTAATACTTCTCTTGAAGTAAGTCCACCCGCTAAAAATTGACTAGCCCCTTCAGCTTCATCTCCTATTTGAGACCCAACAGTTCCTATTTTATCAATAAAAGCCCCAATTTTAGTAAATGTTGCTTTAATTTTTCCTACTCCAGGAAAGTTATCGGGAATACCATTTAAATCATTTAATATATCTTGGTATCCTAATTCTTTAAGAGCATCAGCAACCGTAGATAATTCTTCAGAAAGTGCAATAACATCAGTAGATAATTGTTTTCCAAATTCAACATCAAAAGTTGAAAATAATGCAGGTTGTTTTGTTTCAGGATCAATAGGGGGTTCTATTGTAGTAGCACTGCTAATATCAACTGTGAAGGTATTACCATTTATTGCTATAACTTTTCCACTCATAGAGGCAGCTATTGAGGGATTAGTACTTCTAAAAATAAAAGTAGTATCCTGAGTTACAGGATAGGGTTGATCTTGGGAAGGGAAGGTAATATTAAATTTTTGTCTTCTTTCAATTGCTACAGGATTACCATTTACTGTAGCCCCTGTAACTTCAGCAACTCCAGGGAATAAAGAAAAATTTCTAAATCTTTCAAATATATCTCTTACTTTACCTTGGAATTGATTAAATTTTTCACTTGGAGTTGGTTCTCCGGGGTTTTTTTCTTCAAAATTTTTATCGATAGCGTTTTGAGCTTGGGATAAAGCAAATGAAAATGGGTTACAAAGTTCATAACCATTTAGGGTTTTTAATAAAGTAGTTAAAGATTCTACACTTGGATCTCTAAAAAACTCTACTCTTCTTAAAATATTTTTTCTTTGTTTAGGATCACTAGGATCATAAGCAGCCAAATCTTCTGAGTTGAAGGTTTTTTTACCATAGGTAGCAGCAAGACTAACTTCCTCAAGTTTTTCTAAAAACTTTTTAGCACCGTTTCCGGCCTTAACTACCATTTGTGGGATTGCTTTAGTAGACATTATTGAGTAAAGTTTTGTTTAGAAAGTATCTCAGGAGTATTAGTTAAAATTATTTTAACTATTTGTTTTAAATTTTGAGAGGCAATTTTATCTTCAGCTGATTTACCACCTAAGGTATCTTCTGCATCTTCTATGGCTTCAGCTACATTTTGGAATAAACGAGCCATGGTAACAAACATTTCATATAATTTATCTCCATAAACTAAGGGATGATTTGCTTGATCTCCTATACCAAGTCTAATTTTTTGAGCATTAACAATAAATGCTCCTTCAGTATCTATATTAATACTTCCAGGTGCAGCTAAAGAAATAGATTTTTTAGAATTTAAAATAATAAAATCATCTTTAGCATTTAGATGTAATCTTCCAGAGTTAAGAATTATTTGTTGACCTGTATAAGGAAAAGAAGGAACATAGGGTATTTCAGGTATATCAGTACCAGGAATAACACCCGTATCTGTTACTAATTCAGTAGTTTCAAAATCAGAATTAAAATCATTAGGGATTGAATCTATGGCACTTGTATCTACACCTCCTCCTAAATCCACAGCACCAATTTGCTGTTCGGCCTTTTTTAATTTTTTCTTAGCTTTTTTCTTTTTTCTAGACCCAAATAAAGCATAAGTTACCCCTTCAGGGACACCAAAAAATTGTTGATATAAATCAACCAATTGATTAAATATGTCATATATAATATCAATCATCTATTGTAGGTTCTACATTTACTGAATCTCTAGCTTGTCCAATCCCATCAGCTTCATTATTAGAAGTAAATTCATTCCCTTCAGTTTCAGCTACTTTTTGGAATTCAGCAGTAGTATCTTCTGGGGGAGTTATGTCTATCCCATATGAATTTAATTTAGGGTAAGCTACTTCAATAGGTATATTTTGAGTTGAAGTTAAATAAATAGAAGAATCATTTACATTAATATCTTCATAAATAGGAACCCAATTATCAAAACTTATACCCTGCCCTTGTCCATTTCTTAATATAGTAATAGGGTCCCCGTCTTTTCCCTCTTTACTCCAAGGACTTTGAATTTCAGAAAATGATTTTGTTTGTTTAGCGGTAGACGAAAATCTTAAAGAATTTCCAAATCTACCTTCAAAAATAACATCTCCTTCCTGTGGATATAAATTTCTTATGGATGCATTTTCTTGAAAAATATCTCCATATTTAGGTTCATCTTTTGGATTATTTGGGTTATTGGGATTACCATCTTCTATTTCTGATGGGGTATTAGAGTTTGTTGTTGATCTACCTTGGGTAATTTGAGAAGGTAATCCATTTAAATGATTACTATTCCACACATTTATAGCAGTAGTATAATAATATGTTAAAGCCTCAGAATTTCCTTCAGTTACAGATCTAAGAGATGGACCTAAAACTACAAAAACTATTTCATTTAATAAAGGTAACTTTCTATAATTAACATCTAAAGGAAAAGCTATATTTCCATATTGATTACTTGTAAGACTTGTACCCCTAAATAAAGGTTCAAACTTAATAGCCCCTATACCAAATTCTTTATCTGATACTTGATATAGAGAAGATTCATTTTCTGATGGACGAATTGATACTTCTAAAACTCTAACAGGTATAAGTCCTCTTTTTCCACTACTAGTATTTATAGTAGAAGATGAAAATAAACTATTAAAAGTAGGATTTTGACTATTAACTGGCATCCTCTATCTTTACTTCTTCTACTTTTTTATCTAATTCTTGGAGAGAGCTAAATAACATCTCTTTATCTTCATCTGAAAGTATCTCGTCTGTATCAGCCATTTTGCTATTCATAGCACGTTGAACGATACCTGCCATTTTAATTAAGGCATCATCGTTTTTAATGGCTAATTCCATATATTCTTTAATTAGAGGGACAATCATTGTCGCTTCACCTGGTGAGGTGATTAATGGTTTTAAACCTTCTATCAAAGAACGAAGTTGAACTTCTTTGTCTTTTTGATTAACGTGTATCTCCTTTAGGAGATCAGAGAAAGATTTCTTTCCAAATAATTTTACTTGTGAAAAATCCATAAGCAGTGCTTTGGATATAAATATAGATATACTAGAGACTTAGAATCTCATACTAACAGCTCCTGTCTCAATATATTGGGTCATTAGCTTTTTATATATCTTTTTCATCCGTTTTAAAACTTTAGTTATTTGAGGAGTATTTTGATCTGTCATTTCACGTATATAGATATATATTGCTTTTTTATTAAATAATTCTATATTTTCTCTTTTACGAAATAATTCCATGATAGCATCTGCTGTTC